TCTGTATGGGAACAAAATTCACCGTTACAGCTAGCTTTGACGATGTGCAAAAATGGTCAATGGAAGCAAGCGTATTGAATCGTATTAGTGCGTAACATAAGCCCCGAAAGGGGCTTAGTTTTCTAGCGAATCAATGAGCCGCTCACGCATATCGCGCAGTCGCGAAATCGTTACGTCAAGCAATGCATCTCGCACGTAGAACTCATGCACCATTGTTACCTTTCCTTCGTTTGCCTTTTCAGCGTCCGCCTTGTTTGTGAAAACTTCGTGATTTTGTACATGGCCATGAAAATTCCATGCTCTATCTAAATCAGGAAAACCAACACAATAAAAAGTAGCCATTTTGTATCTCCAATAAGTTTCGCTTCGTTGTAATTAACTATTACACACCTTCACGCTAACCGCAAGCCAGAAACACAAAAAAATGATAAAATGTCACCATGCTTTCATAGCGAGACTTTTTCATGATTGATGTTACCTCTGGCGATACGGTTATCACGATGAACGGCGTTGATTACCTATTCCGTCCTTCACTAAAAAACATAGCGAAACTTGGCGACCCGAAAGAAATCATCGAGATTTTTGGGCAATTGCACGGCGCTGGCGTTGAATCTGCACTGAAAGACATAGATGGTTTCAGGTCTGATACAGATAACCTACAGGCGCGAGCGCAAGAGCTTATGGCGCATCATGGTACGCACTTGGTTGCTATCGGTGAGCTAATGCAATTTCAGACTGGAGCGGATATCTACGGGCGATATTACAAAACACTGTTGAAGCAGATATTGCCTACCGCCATTAATATCCTGTGGTGCTGCTACGAAGGTGAAAGCGATTTAACGCCTATCGTTGGCGGATACAAATCAGTGCGCGGTAAGCTGCTGTATTCCATCGGTAAGGCAAACACGAAAGAAATTATCATCCTTGCGCGTCATATGATGAAGCATGGCGTAGTTGGTGACGGAGAGAAAAAAGAAGATGGTGAATATTCAGATGAATTTAACCCTGCAGAATTTGTAGAAGTGGCCGTTGATTTACTGAAAATGCCATTTGCGGAATCTGAACAACTAACCATGACGCGCCTCATCCGCATGTTAGACCGTAGAAGCGGCAAGAAGAAAGAAAAAGAAATCAGCCGCGAAGAATACGCGGCGCTGAAAGAATTGGCGACTAAGGGGAATAAATAATGGCAGAGAATAGCGCTGGTTCGCTGATATTTACGATTGCTGCAGATGCAAGCGGAATGCTTGAAGCAACAAGAAAAGTAGAATCATCATCGTTAAGCATGGAGAAGTCGCTAGATAAAGTATCAGCGGCCGCGGAGGATGCATCATCGGCTCTTGATGATATATCATCTAGTGCGTCAAATGCGAAATCATCAATATCTGATGCTTCAAATTCAATATCAAAGTCATCATCTTCAATATCAAAATCAATTGATGAGGTGGCTGCATCAGCAGAAAAAACAACAAGAATTGTATCAACAAGCTCCACATCGTCATCAAAATCACTAGATTCAACATCAAGCTCGGCGGCAAGAGCTTCATCTGCTTTTGGGTCTCTAGGCGGAGAGGCGGACAAGGCGGCACCAAAAATATCAGCCGCTGAATTGGCGCTGTCTCAGTTCGGGTCAATGTCAGGTCAGGCCACTTCAAAAATGTCCGAACTATCATCATCGGTAGCTAGGACATCATCCGATATAAATCAATCAATAACACGAGCGAAGCAGCCTCTTGGGTCACTAGGAGGGGAAATTGATAAAGTATCAAAACCAGTAGAGGATGTTGGCGCAAAATTTACAGGAATGGGCTCATTAGCTGGCGGCGCCGCAACCTCAATTTCAACTGCATCAAATAAAATTTCAAGTTCTCTAGTTGATGTTTCTGAATCATCAAGAGCGGCGTGGTCATCTTTTGGTAGTTTAGGGAACGCGCCTCAGCTTCAAATAACGAAAACATCGGCAGCCGTTTCACGAATGATTGAAATGTTAAAACTTGAAGCTGCAACGTCAAAATTAAATGCAAATGAAAAGATGCTTTATATTGCAGCTATAAAAGGTGCAACAGCGGCAGAACTCCAAGAAATAGCATCATTGCAGAAATTGGCTGGTGTTGCTAACTCATCAACAACAAGTTTTAGAGGTATGCGTGGCGCGGCTGGGCAGCTTGGCTACCAAATCCAAGACATTGCCGTGCAGCTGCAAATGGGCACAAATGCCATGATGGTATTTGGCCAACAGGGCTCACAAATAGCGTCTATTTTCGGCCCAGGCGGTGCGGTAATTGGTGCAATCATCGCGATTGCATTCGCTATTGGCTCTACGCTTGTTAGTGCGATTCGTGGTGCAAACTCTGAATTTGATGTCATGACTGCTAAAGTCAATGAACTTGGGAAGGCACAAAAACAGGTTGCCATTGATGAGATAAAGACAAAGTTAGACGATGTAAACAAGAAGATAAAGGATTTCGCTGGCGGAGTTGATGCGGCAGGCGTAGCAGGAAGTGGGTGGTCGAAAACAATCTCATTCAATAGCGAAGGTTTACACAAGCAGCAAGCCGAACTTGAAAACCTAACTCAAGAGCAGAAAAAATATAACGACCGATTGAAAGAGTTAGCTGGCGGCGGAACAAAACAACTTACCGATGCCAATGACGATTGGCGGCTGAGTGTTCAAGCTGGCACCATTGCCCTGCAAGATGGTGAGCGTAAGGCAGCAATCTTTATTCGCACACAAGAAACACTCAAAAAAGCGAAAGAGGCTGGGTTATCACCAGAAGTTACACAAGCGCAAATCAAAGCTGATACCGATTTAATCAATAAGCAATTTGACGCACAGGAAGCTCACGACGCAAGAGCCAAGGCCCAACAAGCTGCTACATCAGCAGGTAAAAAGGATTTGGCTGCACAGGCGCAGGTGTCTAGACAACTTGAAGATTCAGCCAGCAAAGCCGCCCAGCTTGGCATTGAATACAACAACCTTAAAAAAGGCATTGATGATAATTCAGCAGCAACAAGCCGATTCACTATTGAGTCAGCAACGCTAGAAGCGCAACGTCAACTAGGTGCTGCGGCAACAAAAGAGCAAATCGAGGCGCAAGCTGCAAATATTCTGAAAATTCATGAAGAAACTGCTGCGATTGATAAGCTCAAAAAGAAACAAGCGGAAGACGTACAGACTACGCAAAAATTCGAGACTGTAGAAAGCAAGACAGGGACGAAAGGTCAGAATGTACAAGACCAATACAACGAAGACCTGAAAGCGCTAGAAAACTATCACAAGATGGCAGGCGCTAGTGATGCCAGATATCAGAAAACAAAAAGTAAGCTAGAAGAAAAATACCGCAAGGATAAACAAGCAGCAGCAATTGAAGACTACAAAGCGCAGTCCGAATGGAATACATTCTTAATGGATGGCTTAGATGCGCTAGGGCAGTCTGCAACCACTACAATCGCTGGCTTGGCTTCCGGCACAATGACTGCAACAGAAGCAATGCAGAATTTTGCTAGCATAATTCTGAATCAGGCGGTTGGCGCCTTAGTTAGCATGGGAATTGAGGTGCTAAAAAATCAGATGGTAGGGCAGGCAGCAGCAGCTACCAGCGTGGCAACTGCATCAGCAACCGGCGCAGCAATATCATCGGCATATGCAACCCCAGCCTTCCTTGCTAATACGGCAACAATGGGCGGGGCGTCAGCTACCGGATTAGCATCACTACAGGCCGGCGTTGCATCATCGCAGATGTTAGCGCTCTCTGGGGCTCGTCAGTTCGGTGGCGGAGTAAATCCAAATAGCGCTTATCGCATTGGGGAGAATGGTCAAGCCGAAGTTTTCACGCAGGGTGGAAGAAACTATCTGTTACCAGGTGACGGTGGCGGACAGGTCACACCAATGAGCGGTATGGGGGGTGGAGGTTTTAGCCAAAGTGTAAGTATCGTCAACACATCAGGCGCAAGCGTTTCTCACAACACCAGTGCAGACGGAAAACAAATGCGCATATTGGTTGAGCAGACCGTGAGCAAGTCAATCAGCGAGAAGCGTGGTAGAATTTACTCAGCATTTAACAGAACAACAAACCTGCAATCGAGGGCTCGATAATGGCAATAGTCGCCTATCCTGAAAACGTACCACTGCCATTATTAACTGAAACCAGCCGCTCACAAGCGGCTACGTTTCGAGCTTATCAGCCGCTTGCTGGGCCGATGCGAATCAAGAAAACATCCAGTGACGCACCAGTGCAATATGATATCGCGTGGAGGATGTCTCGCCTTGGTGCGCAAAGGTTTACGGCGTGGTTTTATAATCCAGATGGATTAAATCAAGGCAGAAACACGTTTACGGTAAAACTGAACACTGAGTTTGGATTACTTGACCACACTGTGCAATTGTTGCCAGATAGCCTTGTTCCGTGCACGACAGAAGGCTCTACGGTTTACAGTTACACAGCATCCGGAATTGTTCGTGCGTTGCCAATTCCGCAGGTTTACTTTGATTCCTATGACCTGCTGCAGTCCGATTACTACACGCAAGCTGGCTTGTTTGACTTGATTGTTAATGATTATTTGCCGATTATTTAAGGTGCCACAATGACATCAAACGCCACAATATGGACAACAGCAAACCCCATCATGGAGTTCGACACTATGATGATAAGTCATAGTTCGTTCTCGCCTGTTTATGTTGTTTTCAATCAATACGAAAAGGTTACTCTGAACGGTAACGAATACTTGCCATGCTATGGGGAAATAACCTATCCGGTGGTTGATGGTGAAACAACGCCAGAAGTTCAGGTAGATATGGCCCGCGCGCTAGTTGGAGATGAAATTGAGCGGCTTATTAAATCAATTCCGCCGTGGAAAAGAATGGTAGAGCCGGTTATTGCGACATTCCAGCACTGGTCAGAGGAAAATGGCGGTACGTTGATGTTCGGTTATGAGCTGAATATCAGCAGCGAAGGTGTTTCGATGTCGATTGATTCGGTAACCATAAAAGCGCAAAAGTTAAACCAGATGACGCGCTCAGTGGCTAGATTGTATGAAATCACAGAATGGCCGGGATTGCAGAATACATAAAATAAAAGCCCCGAAAGGGGCTTTGTTCATTTTCTTCGATGCGCTCCGCCCAACTCAAGGCTGAATACTTTTCTTTTCAGATTTTCAATTCTTGTTTTGTTATATTCAGCCAACTCTCCAGCTGTAGTCCATTTATCACTATAACCGTACATCCTAGTCTTGTGCGGTAGAGTTTTTAAATACTCTTGAACTTTTTCGGCAATTTTCAGGCATTCATAATTGCTGCCAGCTAAAATAAATCCCTCATAATCTTTCGCTAATTCGTTGTACTTAATCATTTCTGGTGTTAGCTGGTTATATGACATTTTTTCTATCTCCAAATAGTATAGCTTCTATGTATTTAACTATTACACATAAACTATCACCCTGTAAAGCGTATAATGAAAAAATAGTTAAAAGGAGGTTTTATGACAGAACAAGAATTCATTTCGCATTGGGTAGGAACACCATGGCTTGAGCGTGGCAACTCAACGCAAGGCATCGATTGCTGGGCGCTTGTCGTGCGTTATTACAAAGATGTTTTAGGTGTTGAGCTTTGCAATGACTACGATGAAAACTTCCTGCAAGGATACCTGCAAGAGGTGCAACACTGGAAGATAACAACAGCAAAACAAGGTGTCGCGTTCATGTGCTTTGACAAGCTAACGCATGAGCCCTGCCATGTTGGCGTTGTTGTTGGAAATGGCAAATTCATTCTGCATTGCAAGAGCACTACAGCCCACGGAGCTACACGGTGCGACAGACTCGCTGCTATGTTAAAATTGTATACAGACATGCAATTTTATGAGTATATCGGATGACAAGCACCGCGCTAGTTGAGCACATGAAAAGCAAAGGTAAAGCGCTATTAATTATCGACGGCATTGCACGACAAAAGCGCTACGAAATAAGCACGGGAAAAACATGGGTTGAGCAAGTTATCGCGCAGGCTGGACAGTTCGATCCAAAATTCACAGAGCTGTATTTCAACGGCAAGAAAATCAGCAATGACGATTTTATTTTTGATGCTTATCCGAAAGATGGTGATTCGTTAGTCATTAAAACAAGGCCGCAAGGGTTGGAAGGGTTAGCTCTTTACGCTGTCATTGCTGCTGTTGCTGTTGCCGCATCTGTTGCTGTCATGATGCTAACCAAGAAAAGCATATCAGGTTACGGCTCAGGAAAAACGTCACCAAACTCAAGCTTTACAGGGCAAACAAACGCGGCCCGCCTTTACGAACAACGCCCAGATATTTACGGAATAGTCCGCGCATATCCAGACATTATTTCCGAGGCGGTAGAGGAATACAACGCAAATAACCGCAAGGTGTTAACGCATTATTTAAACGTTGGTCTTGGTTACTACGAGTTAACAAAACCGCGATATTCAGACAGTAATGTTGCAAACTTTGCCAACTCTGAGCACACGTTTTACCAAGCTGGTGAAACCATTCCGCTTGTCTATGAGCAATACTCGTTCAGCGAAATTGATTCCGCAGGACAGGAATTGCTAGGGCCAAATGAGATTGCATATGTCACCGGGGACCCGTTTTATACAGCAACACCAGTGTCTGTTGCTTCAAGCTCGATAGATAATTCATTTGCAGTCATATACTCAAACCCTACACCAGGGTCGCCACCGCTATCTGGCGGCGGTGGGCAACTTGGCGCATGGTGGTTAAATAGAGATGAATTGACTGATGAAATACAAGGAGTGGCAATTAAATACACCTACAATAGAGAAGTAAGAACTCAAACAGGAGTGGACGGTAGCGGAAATCCAATATACTCATACGTATCAACACCAACAGAATGCACAACGCAATCAAATAGAATCACATACGATTCATTGCTTGATAGGTTCACTATTGTAGCAACATCATTCGCTGGTCCGCACACTGACCGTTATTATGTTGGCGCTGTTGGCATGTATCAGATTGAATCAGCATATGCAGGTTGGTACACATCAAACGTCAGCGGAACAGAGATATGGTTTAACTTTGTTTTCCAGCAGGGCCTGAAAGGTACTGCGAACATAGCTATTGAATATTCAACTTGTGATAGTGATGGTGTGCCAACTGGTTCTGTTATGACATCATTTGTTTCATACTCAAAATATACTTTTGATGACTGGTCATTTACACATAAGATCGTTGGTTTAACAAACTCATATTATCGAGTAAGGCTTCACAGAACAAACAACGCCAGCACTGATTCATCAAAACCAGATATGGTTAAAGTTGAAAAAATATCCGCGATGATTAAGCGCGTTAACGTTGTTCATGCCGATGATACGCTTTGGACGATAACAACCACTGCGAACAATCAAACATCCGGCACAGAAATGAAGTTCAACGTCATGGCTAGCCGCAAGATGATTTGGTGGGACGGTTCAACCGTGCGCGGGTGGAATGTGACAACCAAAAAAGAAATACCGTCAGACATGCGAGCAAGTCAATTCTGTGCCGATGCGATATTGCATAATTGGATTGTTATGGGTGGAAACACGGTTGACGGTATTGATGTCGATGGGCTTTATGAAATACATGATGCACTTTATGCGCAAAATCCAGAGTTAGTTCGCTGCTCAGTTACTTTTGATGACAAAGACCAATCATTAGGCGATCGTATCATAACCATTGCTAACTTAATGCGCTGCGAAACATCTTTCGATGGTGACAAGTATTACTTTGTGCGTGACGAACAACACAGCGTTGTAGTAGCTCAATTTGACGGAAATAACATCGCATCAGATGGATTCAGCCACACGCATAGCTTCTTAGTTGCAGACCAAGTTACCGGAATAAAATTGCAATGGGTTGACGTTGAAGAGAAGAACAAAAAACGCTACATCTATTTAACACTAGACGCTAACGGCAATATTATTGAAGGCCAATCCGCACATCCAAACGAAATAGAATTCACCGGCTGCTGCAACTCAACACAGGCATATGACCGCGCATATTATGAAATGCGAAGATTGATTTATCGCAATCTTACTGTGCAGTTTGATACATTCAATGAAGGCTTTATTCCGAGCCATGGCGACTTGGTGCGTTACGTTGATTACGCTAATGAGTACATGTTTAACGGGGAGATAATGTCGATAACCATCAATAATGACGGATCGGCTACTTACACCACAAGCGCGGTTATTGAGCTTGAAAATGGTGTAACGTATTCCGCTATTTGCAACAAAACGTCAGGTGCAGCCGATAAAGACGGATGGGAAACAGTTACAGCATGGACTAGTAACTCGTTCACCGTCGATAATGCACTTAATGGTGCATTCATTGCGAATGGTGATGATATTCGTATCGGTTCGCGCTACATCATTAGCAAGCTAATCGAGAAATCAGCGAACCTGTTTTTGATGACAAAGAAAGAACCAAACTCAGACGGAACAATTAACATTGAGCTGCAAAACTACGATGAGCGCGTATATCCATAACGCCGTGATATAATGCTGTTAAATCAATAAAGAGGCTGTAAAAATGGTTGATACAACTCGCTATAACACCGGCAATGAACTCGGATCAAATAAGTTAGAGGATTTGTCTGATAATGCGAAAAATATTGACAACTTTGCAAATGGTGGAAATGAATCATTTCCTGACAGATTTGGAGTTTCAAGAAAATCAATTGCAGGCATGGAGTCAGACCATGTTGATCAAATAAATAAGCATGAGATTGAACACGACAATCAAATTTATAGACATGAATCTGAATTTATAACGCATATTGAAGGAATGGGGTGGACTCCAGTAGCTGGTTCGTTTCAGGCTGGCGGAACAATCACTGACAGGAATCAGACGCTTTATGATGAAGTTTCGCATGTTTTTTATGCGTGGGGTGGAGAATTACCGAAAGTTGTTCCTGCTGGCTCAACACCATCAACAGCTGGCGGTACTGGTATTGGAACATGGTCTGACAAGACTGATTTGATGCTTAGAGGCGACATAAACATCGTGCAAAAACGCTTCGCATGCGTTGATGATATGGTCGCGGATTCCTCACTGACTATTGGTAAGATTGCTGAAACTGTTGGGTACTATAATGGGTGGGCGGCAACAGTAGATGCTCCAAAAGGCGGTAATCGCTACGAAGTTGTAGCCTCCGGTACAGGAGTTGTTGATGGCGGAACTTTCATCGCACTTAGTAACGGGTTGCAGGCGAAAGGACTTTTTGATGGTGGGATTTATACACCTTATCATTTTGGTGCTAAAGCAAACGGCGTTTTTAATGACACGCAGG